GCATAAGAGCTACTGCTTCTGTGTCTTCTTGATTCTCGAAATACTCTTTGAATGTTTTCATTACTTAGTGATTGGTGTTGAGGTTTGACCATCACTGAAGTTAGCGCGGCTGAATTCCAAACGATCAACAAGCTTAACTGCATCACCTGCTCTTGATACTGCTACATAACCTTCAGGTGCAGTAGCTTTAAGAGTACCATCACCACTATCTAAGAAGTGCTTGGTGTTATATACTGCGTTGTTATACTTGTTAACGAAAATTTGTTTAGCTTGAGCAAGCAACTTACTTACTTTGAACACTGCAATGATGTTCTGCTCTTCAGCTTTGATCTCAGCCATCTTCTTACTGTAGGCTTCATTTGATCTAATCTTACCAGCCTTGGATTTAAGCTTGGCAATAGCCTTCTCCTTACGACCATTGAACCAATTAAGGAAGCCTTTGTATGAAGTCTCAGCATCATCTAAGAACTTACCCTCTCTAATCTCAGAGTTAGCATAAATGTTGAGCAACTCAAGAGGAAGACCTTTGTAGTTAACCTTAACCTTGTCAGCGAGCTTAAGCATATCTTTAACTTGCTTAGCTTCATCAAGATCTAGGGTAACAGTACCGGTAGTATCAGTAAAGACAGCATCATCAACCCATACACCAGGTACCTTTTTGAGGTTCTTAACTGAGATATTGTATTGAGGTGGAGATTTTAGATCAGCATAACCAGTATGGAAGACGATTCCAAAGACAGAGTTACCAATCTCCTTACCCAACTCGGAGTCAGACTCAACAGCGTAACGAATTGTATTAGGCTTGAATGTCAAATGCTTCTTACCATCTTCCATCATTGGCTTCAAAGAAGAAGAATCAAACATAAAGTCACCTTGAAGGATACCTTTGATACCTAATTTAGGAAGATACTTTAGAGCTTTCTTAAGTTTATCAGCTAAACCAGGAGCATGACCATGATTCATCTCTACATCTGCATCAGTGTAGTTAATTTTAGGTTCATTATTGAAGATTGACTTGGTTCCAACGAAGAAGCGGCCTGTTTCTGGGTGCTTACCACAGAAAATAGCAGGAGCACCGTCCCATTTGACTGAAGTATTAACCTTTCTCTTCGATTTACCTTGAAGATGACTTAAAAGATCAGCAACCATACCACGAGCAATGCCATATCCACGTTCACCTTGAGTGAGAACAAGCTCTTCTAGGTGTGTAAGGTGAGTATTTGCTTTAGCCTCGTTAATTAATGTACGAGCTTGGTAATATTCTTTGAAGTTCTTCATTTCTATGTTAATTATAACGGAGTTCCTTTTATTTCAGCACGATCCTTGGTGATTTAGCAATAACTGTCTGTGATCTGTATGATCCACCCTCGTAAGTATCGATATTTAAGTCAAAACTCACTTCAGGAACATCTTCTAACTGTTTATATAGGTTAGTAATTGATGGATTCTTAGTATCAAATATAGCCATTGTCATATTATCATCATTACCGGAGGTAATATAGTCAAAACCAACTTTCTCCTGATAGCAAATGATAGCAATTGTACCAACCAATCGTTGGAAGTTGTTATAATTTGTCTTTGGATTAAAATCGGCAAAGTTATTTGACTGGAAGAATGCATTCAACTGATCTGTAATGTCTGATGAATCAGCATAGGTCTTCATCTCAGAGAATACATTAACATAATCTTCAACAGTAGCATCAGCACCTAACAGTGAAGCTAGTTGACCTGGTAAGTTAGTTTCAAGCTCACTACTTTTCTTAATCTCGTACATAATACGAGCAAGTAATCTATTCGGAAGAAGGTTATCTGGATTAACTCCAACTGAGCCAGTTTGTTTCTTAAGAGGTTGGAAGGAGCTGGAAGACAATACAGTATTCATAAACTCCTCAACATCTTTAGTATTATCAAGCAGAGCAGTAATCTTACCATTCTTAAGCATGTTTTTAAGCTGATCAGAACCCTTCACAAACTGGTTGTATAATGCTTGGGCTTGCTCTTTACCTTGTGAAGTATAAGTGTTGATTAATTCAACGAGCTGATCTTTATAACGCTCGTATGTGTTAGCATTAAGGTTAACATAATCAGACTTTGCTTCAAGTCTATCTGTAATCTTGTTAATGTATCCATCACCACCTAAGATAGCACCTGAACCTTTATTAGGTCCATTAGTCTTAATCTCTACCTCACTACCATCCCATTGAAGGTCACCACTAGTACCTTTTGCAGCAGTACCAAATATTGAAAAGGTAGACTCACCAAGACCAACTCCAGTTGAAGCCTTTGGAATAACATTTAAATGAACATTCTGAATAAACACATTCAAGTCTTCATTTACAAGCTCACTTGGAAGCTTACTTGCGATGGCTTGAGCAAAGTTAAATACTCTTCCAACCGGGCAATCTGAAAGCTTAAGAAGTGTCTCTTTATTATTAGCAAGGTAGTCAGTTAAAGACACACCTTCATCATATTGAGACTTAGTAACAATCTCCTTATATTTGTTTTTAGCATTCTTTTGATCCTTACCTTTACTTACCCAATCACCTTGAGTAAAGATAGATACAATGTTTTCATCAAAGCCAGGATCTTGATTCAATCTAAGTTGTCTTGCTACAACCTTACCATAAGAGTCATCCAACGTGAATGTTTCCTTCTTACCATCAGCTGTGGTGAATACGACTTCAACCTCTTCATTGAGGATTTGCTTACTGTAGATATCTTCCAATCTCATAATCACCAATATATAAGAGTTCCTTACGCTTGTGCAAGTGTCTCTTTCATATCCCCTTCACTCATCTGAAGGAGGTTTCTGATCTTTGCAATAACAACCTTAGGATCTGTTTCGATGTCAGCTTGAAGCTCTTTAGCAATAGCAGCATCATCAGATGGTGGCTCGTGTAAGAATGCTTGAACAAGAAGCTCGACAATAACCTTCTCACCCTCTGATGTCATTTCAGATGGATCAGGTGCCATTGCATCAGCAGGCATTTCTGCAACGTCTGTAGCATCAGGTTCTCCACCCTCAACATTTTCGTTAAGAAAGGAATTGTAGTATTTAAAAAGTTTTTCTGTTTTCATATTATTTGATCATTTTAGTTACACGAGCAATGTTCTTGGCAACTGCCCTACCCATTTTATCAACCTCTTTGTTAATCTTCTGAACACCACGGGAAGGTCTCTTAGGATCTGGATCAGCGCTGCGTAATTCTGCTGCAGCAGCTAATGTACCAGTAATGTTACCGGAAGCTTTATTAAATTTATCAAGTTTCTTCTGACGGCCATTATCTGTAAACTCATAATCTTCAGCAGGCATTTCTTCTATTTCAGAATCCTCAACAGATGTACCACCAAAGTTGTCCATAAAGTTGTGCAAATCTTTTTGAATCTTAGCACCAAGCTCACCAGCTCTCTTTTCAACAATAGGATCATTAAGGTCAACAAGTAATTCACCAGCATAACCAAGATTAAGTTCAACTTGAGCCATATACCCTTCAAGCTGTTCTAAACCTTCTTTGGTAAACTCGTCAACCTCGGAGGTATCAAGTGGGGTGTTCTCTTCTACAAGACTAAGAAATTTGGACATACCAATATTTAATGCAAAAGGCTCAGCTTTACATTAATATCTTTGGTAAATTTATTCTCAATCATGGTAAGGTTGTTCTTCTTCAAGAACTCTTTGAACTTCTTCCATGAAATCTTACTAGTATCAATGGGAGTATAAGCTTGAAACTCACGCTGCTCCTGAATAAACTCTTCAAAATCAACCTCACCATAGATAATCTTAGATGGTAGTACCTTAAAAATACGTTCAATAAGAACCTTTTCAATAGTATATTCTTCTTTCAACTCATAATAGAAGCACTTCTTACGCTTTGACATCTGACAAATAATAAGAATCTGATTTAAAATAAAATGTGTACCTAATTGATTCTTTTCTTTTTGAGATATATTATGCAACTCATTCTCAGTTACGTAATATTGATAGGATCTAAATGAATCATCAAGATAAGGTCCAAGATTAATGTACTCTACATTATTCTCTATGTCAAAATAGCTCCTAAGCTTAGGTTGATTAAGATTTGTAGGAGAGTCTAACATTTTAGGTGAAGTTTGTATAAGTATATTTACTTTTTAGTATACTTTTGGGGGGCAACTACACTATTATAGCTCACCTTCACTACGAAAGCAACAACTTTGGTGGTTTTTTAGTGAACTTTACACGACCAATACGGCAATTCATTATGCCATTGTAGTAATCCTCACGTATTAACACTTCAGACTGAAATTGGTAGAGGGTTTCCATGTAAGCCAGCTCACTTTTAGTGCCACAACTGTAAATTATCTCAAATTTGAACTTATCCTTACCTAATTCCGCAATATCTGCGTTTAATCTATCAGAAGACCCAGTATATGTCTTCCAATCCGACTCTCCTACAATGATTCTCTTGCGCTTCTTACCTTTTAGTGGAGGTCTCTTGGTTCTCTTCTCAATTTGCTTCTTTCCAATGTACTTCATACCGGTTACCGTGTTGGTAATCAAATATACGAAGCCAAATGGGAGTTCTTCCCATTGTTCGTCACATGTCCAGTGACCTAAATCCATTATGCCTCCTTAATTGGCTCATGAAAGACTGATTTTGTCTTTTTAGCCTTCTTTTTCTTCTTTTTCTTCTTCTTTGGATCAACATCAGCACGTCTTTGTACCTTACCAAGAGCTTTAGGCATTCTTGCATCATTGGCATCACCATAAACACCAGCACCCTGCATATCAGCACCACCGGTAGAACCAACACCAGCATCAGCTGCTGTCATATCTTCTTCAATAACCTTGTAGAAGTACTTAGCAAACTTACTAGTTGATTTCTCCATACCATTATTTATACTGATGGTATGGAAATGCTCTTAAAGTACATAGATGAGGTAGGTAAAGACCTTGTACTCGATGACTTTAACATCAAAGAACAATCAATGCGCTTGCCTGCTCGCAAACATTATTGGGTCGCGCAACTTATTAAGTCAAAGATCTCACGTAACGCTACGTTTGAGAAGAAGA